GCAGGCCAATCCCGGCCGACCGAACGCGCAATATGCTCCGTTCTTTGCTTCGGTGGTCGCGCAGATCGGCGCGCGCCTCGAGATCCCATCCGACGTCCTGATGCTGAGTTACAACACGAGTTACTCCGCCGCGCGCGCCGCGATGCTTGAGGCGTTCCGGATGTTCACCATGCGCCGCTGGTGGCTCGTCCAGCAGTTCGCCGCACCGGTTCGGCTGCTATGGTTGGACGAGTGCGTTGCCCGCGGAACCGTTGAGCTACGCAATTACGCGGACCCAGCCAGGCGCGCAGCATTTGCGAATTGTATGTGGGTGGGACCTGCGCGCGGATCGATGGATGAGCACAAAGAAGCGGCGGCGGCGAAAGCCAGGATCGACGCCAACCTGTCAAACGAAACGATCGAGACCGCTGCGATGCTCGGCGAATCGTGGCAGCGGGTACACAATACCCGCGTGCGGGAGCGAAGGATTGCCACGCGCGACTCGATCAAAAACAATCCGCCTCTACCGCCGGTCAATGGGACGTAATCATGGCAAGATCACAGATTGATCACGGGATACTGCTGGCGATTGCGCCGGGAACGCCGATCGACGCCGCCGCGATCAACGCGCTCGGCATTATGGCGCCGGAGGCGGTACGAACGCCGATGGGCGTCAAGCAACGCGGCGTCGCTGTCGTGTCCGTGGATTTTCCGCTCTGGGGGACTTGGCATTACGCCGCGGTCGGCGGGGCATTATCGAATCACGTAGCGGATCCCGCTGTAGCGGCGATCGTTTTGGATTTCGACTCACCCGGCGGCACAGTCCACGGCTGCGGCGAACTCGCGGATTTGATCGCGCGACTCGGTCAAATCAAACCGATTTACGCGCATGTCACTGGTCGCGCCTGTTCCGCTGCCTATCTGCTGGCGGCGGCGTGCAGAGACATCACGGTGTCGGAATCTGCCGAGGTCGGCTGCATCGGTACGATGGTCGCATGGATCGACGATACGGTGTGGCAGGAAAAAACAGGCATCAAGATCCGGGAAATCGCGTCGAAACAAACGCCGAAAAAATTACTTGATCCGTCAACAAAAGAAGGCGAAAAACGGCTGCAGGCGCAACTCGATCAGTGCGCTGAGTTGTTCATCGCACAACTGGCTCGGCATAGGGGGGTTTCCAAGGAGACGATTTTGGACGATTATGGCGCCGGCGATACGTTCATGGGCATCGACGCGGTGGCCCAGGGGCTGGCAGAGCGAGTGGCGACACTCGCGGAAATGATTGAACAACTGGCAACGCGAGGAGTGCTGATGGCGAAATCTAAAGGTCTGACGGTCGGTGCTCTTTATGTCGCAACCAGTGACGAAGATCTCGGAGTTTTCGTGTTGTCCGTTGGGACTCTGGCTACGCGCGAAGAAGGCGCCGCAATCGTCGATGCGATTGAGCGCGCCGCCGCCGCAACGGCGACAGAGGCGCAGGCCGCCGCAATCGTGAAGGCGACGGCCGCCGCAGTGGCCGGTGAACGGCAGCGAATCGCCGGGCTGCATGAGCTGCTCGCGCCAGGCGCAGAAAGCGCCGTCGCTGAGGCGATCGCGAGCGGCGCAACTCCGGAGGCGACTGCGCTGGTCATCGTTCGAGCACAGAAAGAGGCTGGTGTTACGCTTGCCGAGATGCGAAGTGACGCGCCGGGCGCAGTGCATCACACTGGCGTCTCGCAGGCGGCGAAATCGTCCGGCTGGGACCAGTCTGCAAAACGCATCGGTGGTCGCGGTTAGTTCGGAAAAGTACGGATTCGCTCAACAATTTTGAGGGCTCGATATGACACTGATCACTGAAGGCAAACAGGACGGCGAATTCATCCGGCTGGCGACTCCGCTATCGTTCGACGAGGTAACGATCAGGATCGGCGAGGTGCTGGTTCCCGGTCAGGTCGTCGGCAAGCTGGCGAGCGGCGGCCAATATGGGGCGCTCGAGGAAGCGGCGACACACGGACTTGCAACCGCCGTCGCGATCAATTTCGCGCACGTCGACACGACCACCGCCGCCGCGCAGGCGACTGTGGTCTCAAGGGCTGCCGAGGTCGTCGGTAACCGGCTTACCTGGCCGAGCACGTATAACGCCGCGGACAAAGCTGCTGCCGAGGTGCTACTTGCTGTAAAGAATTTGATTGTCCGCTACTAAGCCAACTGGAAAACGGGGTTTAACATGATCGGAATGGACATTTTTGGAAGCGACGCGTTTTCCGGTATTGAGCTCACGGGGGCGCTGGAGAAGGTTCCCTATGTTCCCGGATTCCTTGGGACGCTGAACATCTTCGAGGCGCGTCCCGTGCGAACGGTATCAATCGCAATTGAGCAACGCGACCGCACGCTGACAATCATTCCGGTGACGCAGCGTGCCGCGCCTCCCTCGCCCGTGGCCAAAGACTACGGGAAGATCCGAGATTTCCGCACCGTGCGGATTGCGCAGCAGGACACGCTCTACGCTTCAGAGATCCAAAATTATCGCGCATACGGGGATCTCTCGGAGCTCGCGCAAGTGCAGGACGAGGTCCTTGCTCGTATGACCACATTGCGCAGGAACGCTTCGCTCACGCTCGAGCACATGCGGCTCGGGGCGGTGCAGGGAATCCTGTACGACTCAGACGGCACTACTGTCCTGCGCAACTGGTTCACGGAGTTCGGAATCACGCAGCCCGCCGAGGTTGATTTCGATCTCGATAACGGCACGCCGGCGTCCGGTGCGCTGCGCATCAAGGTCAACGCCATCGTCCGCGCGGTGCAACGCGCTGCGAGCGGGACTTGGATCGACGGCCGGTCCTATGTGATGGGCCTTTGTGGTGACACGTTCTTCGATCAACTCGCCGCGCACACTGAGATCCGGTCGACGTACCTGAATCAACAAGAGGCATCACAACTCCGCGGACCGGTCGGGATGCCGTACCAGTCCTTGCAGTTTGGCGGGATCAACTTCGTGAATTATAGGGGCACCGATGACGGCACGACGATCAGTGTCGGCGCCACCAAGTGCAAGTTTTTCCCGGTGGACGCGCCCGGCGCCTTCATCCTGGCGCTGTCGCCTGGCGAAAGTTTCGAGTGGGTGAACACACCGGGCAAGGAGATTTACGCGCTGCAGGTTCCGGACCGGGACCGCAACCAGTGGGTTTCTTTGGAGGTCTACAGCTACCCGCTGCCGATCGCCACGCGGCCGGAAATGCTGCAAAGCGCGCGTAACACATAATCCGGCGCGACAGGTCCAGCAGCTGACTGCGGTATGACGTAGTACGCGGTCGGCAAAACGGACAAACTTAGGGACGCCTCGGCGTCCTTTTGTTTTTCTCGGAGTTGCAATGGCTGATTTTTACGGTGCGGTAATGTCCAAAGTCGATGCCAGAATCGACGCATCCCGGATATCCGACGATCTGACACTGCCGTCTGGCGCTACCGTTCGCGGGCGATTCGAGCGCGAGGCCGTCGAGCTGCAGGGTATTGAGGGAGGGATCACTGCAGGCGGAATGTACGGCACTGTGGTCCTGTTCCGTTGTTCGGCGACGGCAGCAGTGCGCGCGCTGATCGAGGGCGATCTGCTCACTGCGGACGAAATCGTGTACAAGCTTCAGCGCCGCCTACCGCATGGCGGAGACAACAACGGTCGCGTTGTCCTCGAGCTCGGCCGTACAACGTGAGCACAATTCGACAACAGATCCTCGATGAAATTCTCGATTTGCTGAATTTCGGCCGGCCGAGCGATGTCCCTCTGGCGACGTCGCGGCGATGGCTGCTGGGTGACGACGTGGATTTGCCGGCAATATCGGTTTGGGTGATCGAGGAAACCAGGCGCCGCGGACAGCGGTCGGCGCGATTCGGCGGGCCTGATGAGCGGACGCTGAAAGTCGCAATCCAGGTAGTTTATGCCGGGGAGCACAACGCGAGCGCGGAGCGGCAGATCGATGAGTACATCGAGCATGTAGACGACGTGCTCGGCGATACCACGATCACAGACTTGGCTCACCAAGTAGTTGTTGACCGCATCACTTGGGAGGTCGTACAACAGGACGTAACCTACGTCGTCGCCACCGCAGAATGCCTCATCCAATATCAGACTACGCGCGGGGATTCGTCCCTGAATCAATAGCGGATTATGCGCTCCGTTATGTCGGCCGGCCGGCGATCGTCATCGGCGGCGGTCCGTCGGTGCCCTGGTATTTCGCGCCGGGCCTGTCCGTCGCGCCGCCACCGGTCGACGCGTTGATCATCACGGCAAACGGTCACGGCTGTCGCCTGGCCGCGGCTGGTGTCTGTCGCCTGCCGGATTTTTGTGTCTGCGTCGACGACGACCAGGAGTCAGTGCTGCGACCCTACGGCGTGCCGCTGATCACTCAACGACAGTTCGCCGACATCCAACTCTGGACCAAGCCGGTGCATTCGTCCGGCATGCTGGGCTGCTGGGTGGCATGGCTGATGGGCTGCGCGCCGATCGT